CAACAAGTGGAACGCCCACAAGGTGGTAGCCGAGAAGAACTTCGGTGGCGCTATGGTGGCGTCGACGCTCAGGAACTCGCAGCACAACCTGCCGCTGGAGACGCCGAGCTCACAGAAGTCGAAAGAGCTCCGCGCGGAACCTGTTGTCGCACTGTACGAGCAAAAACGTGTGATCCACGCCGGCAAGTTTTTGACCATGGAGACCCAGCAGCAGGAGTGGGTTCCTGGCTCATCGCGCAAAAGCCCCGACCGGATTGATGCGCTTGTGTTTGCCATGACCGCTCTAGCCGGCAGGGGTGGTCCGGCATCATTCAATGCCCCCAAGGGTCGATTTAGGAAATAGGAGGTAGCATCGTGGGTATGGAAACGTTCACCATCTTTCAGTGGGTCATGGTGGCAATAGTCGGTACTTTGGCGTCAGCACGGTTGGTCAGGCTGGTGTCTTTTGACGAGTACCCGCCAACTGTCTGGATGCGCAACAAGTGGGATCAGGTCACCCTCAAGGAAGATGCGGAAAGTGTGCAGAAGTATGCGGGTTGGAACAAGCTGATCCACTGTGCGTTCTGCGCGTCCTTCTATATCACTGCCGTTGTCGCCATTGCCGGGCTTGTCACTTCCTTCGGTGTTGTGTGGTGGGTGGTATGTTCGATCTTGGCGGCATCCTATGTCGCGGGCATGATCGTCGCATCGGACTGGGGGTAATCAGTGCCTCGTGTTGAAAAGCAGCTGCAGCAGAGGAGCCTCACCGCCTCCGGCCGGCAGATCAAAATGGACAGTACCGGAATCGCTGACTACCGGAACTGGAAGAAAGCGGAAGCCTGGCAGGACGAAGCCTGGCGTTTCTACGACATCATCGGCGAGTTTGAGTACGCAGCGAACTGGGTGGGCAACCTGCTGTCGCGTGCAAAGCTCGCGGTCAAGAAGGATGGCGAGCCAGTCGGCGACAACGACCCTGCTGCGCAGCTGCTGAACAACTTCTTTGGTGGGCCGGAAGGTCAGGCGCAGATGCTGCGCATGTTGGGTGTGCATCACACTGTTGCCGGCGATGCACTGATTGTGTCGTGGACTGACAGCGCCACAGGTGATGACCAGTTCGAGCTGGCTGCACCGAAGAACTTCAAGACTGCAGGTGGCGTCAAGACTGTCAACGGACGGAAAATCGAAGGCGCCCCATTCGTCGCGAAGGTCTGGAATCCTCACCCTTCCGACCCGGAGAGGTCAAACGCCCCCTCTCGCGCTGCGTTGCCGGTGTTGTCCGAGATCGAAAAACTGACAATGCATGTGGCGGCGCAGATTGATTCCAGGCTAACGACGGCCGGAATGCTGCTCCTGCCCAACGAGGCCACGTTTACGGCTGCTGGAGACAAGAACGCGAGTGACGGGTCCATTGCCCAGGGTGGTACGGATGCGTTCGCCGAAGCGTTGCAGGATGTGATGTCGACCGCCATTGGTGACCGGGGTTCCGCTGCAGCGAACGTCCCTATCATCTTCACTGCTGATGGCGAGCATCTGAAGAACATCAAGCTGCTGAAGTTCTGGAGCGAGCTTGATGCCAAGACCTTGGAGATTCGAGACGCCGCGATCCGGCGCCTCGCCTTGAGCATGGACATGCCCCCAGAAGTGTTGCTGGGCACCGGTGACTCAAACCACTGGGCCGCGTGGTCGGTCGATGAGAGCTCAATCAAGTCCCACACCGAACCCACACTGCTGCATCTGTGCGCTGCGATCACCGATGCGTGGTTGAGGCCGGCGCTGAAGCTTGATCCGAACATCGACAGCGAGAACGCATCGCGCTACGGGATTTTTGCGGACACGTCCGATCTGCGGCTGCGCCCCAACCGTTCCAAGGAGGCTGTGGAGCTGTGGGACCGTGGTGCGCTTTCCGATCAGGCACTCATTCGGGAGACGGGGTTCAACCCGAAGGACGATGTCCCCGACGACAACGAGACGAAGCGCCGTCTGCTGCGTGCCATTGCGTCCGGGTCGGCGACGCCGGAAATGGTGGCTCAGGCCGCAGAAGCCTTCGGGGTCTACTTGGAGGCGGAAGGCGAGGAGCCAAACGAGTCTCGCCCGCGCCCGTCGCTCAAGGAGCATCCAGATCAGGGCCCGCCGGATCAGGATGAAGCGGAGAAGCGCGCCGAGAGAAGGGCGCGTCAATCTGCGCTGTTGTCGGCATCAGAGCAGGTCGTGTTCCGTGCGTTGGAGCGTGCCGGCAACAAGATGGGGAACCAGCTGAAGCTCAAGGTACACAAGGATGTCGCGCCTTCTGAAGCGTACCTATTCGCCAAGGTCCCCGAGAATCAGGCTGACTTTGTGTTGGAAGGCGCGATCACGCACTTGGATCGCTTTGCTGACGACCATCATGTTGACGCAGAAACATGGGCCAAGGCGGTTCACGAATACTGCTATAACCTGGTGGTGAAGCAGAAGCGCTACAGTAAGACGTCTTTGGAGCGCGTGGTGAAGAGGCTGGAGTTCACAGATGACTGAGTTGGAAACGTTCGCCGCAGAGCGCCGCAGCGTGCTTGAAAGCACTGATGACCGTCTGCGCGCAGCAGTTGAGGATGGTGTGGAAAGCCGCAACTGGGAAGCGGTAGTGGCTGCAGCCAGTGTGGTGTGGCTGGAGGTGTTCGCCGAGAACACTGAAGTTGACAGCGCGGGCTTTCTTGAGGCATTCCGCGACATCCTCGCATCGACGCTTGCGCTGGCGACTGAGGACTCGAACCCCGAAAACCAGGTTGAGCGCATCACCGCATGGGCGTCAACGTTCACCGTGAATGACGCCACCAACGCAGCGAACTCCACCCTTGGGCTGTCAAAGCAGTGGGTGACGATGCTTGATGATGACGTGCGAGAAACCCACCGTGATGTTCATGGCGCCGAGGCGCCTCTCGGTGGGACGTTTGAGATTGGTGGATTCCAACTCCACTACCCCGGTGAACCCGTTGGTCCCCCTGGGCTGTGGATCAACTGCCGGTGTGTGCTGCGCGGCATCGAAGCATCGGTAGTTGCTGCAGTCGAGGGCGAAGAGGACTCTGCTGAGGTCGATCAGGAGCCCGAGGCTGACGAGGATTTGGACGACGAGTACGCGCCGATCCCGTGCCATGGCGTCTTGGCGCCCATCGGGAAGCCCACTGGTGATGGCCGCATGTTCGCTGAGGGGTCCATCACTAACCGTGACCTGCCGCTTCCGATGAAGTGGCAGAAGGCTGAACAGCCAGGCCATGACGGTTCGGTGGTGGTGGCAACAATCCGCAACATCTTTGTCGAGGATGGGCTCATTAAGTGGGATGGGGATTTCGTGGACAGCCCGGAGTCCAACGAGGTCCTGGGGCTCGTTGCTGAGGGTGCACTCCGTGGGGTGTCTGTAGACCTTGACGACACTGAAGTGGTGGTTGAGGACCAGGACGGCAACCGATGGGAAGAGGCGTTCTTCGAGGACGAGTCGAAGAAGCAGATGCAGAAGATCACCAAGGGTCGCATCTGTGCTGCCACCATTGTGCCAGTGCCGGCTTTCGCTGAAGCGTTCATCGAGATCGGAACCCGAGAAGAAGCGATGGCGGCTGCAGCCGAATGCACTGAGTGTGGTGCTGACCGTTCAATGGCTGCAGCAGCGATTGAGCCCAACACTGCGGCAATGATCGGGTTGCTGCCCACCCCCACGGACCCGACAGTGGCCGCATCGAGTGAGCCGGCGCATCTGACTACCGTATGGCTGGGAGAGGCGTCTGATCTTGCTGACCCGGAAGCGATTCTCGCGCAGGTCGCGGAGTATGCGAAGGGAATCACGGGTCCGATTGAAGTGCCGGTGACTGAACGCGGCGATCTCGGGGACGAGGGCGCTGACGTGGTGTTCTTGGAGCCCACTGAAGCGCTCATTGCCTTGCGAGACGGTCTTCTCGCTGATTCCGTGAAGGAAGCGTTCGACAATGCCGAACAGTTTGACCAGTGGACGCCGCATGTGACGTTGGGGTACCCGGATACGCCGGCTGTTGGCGAATACGACGCTGAAGCGGTGACGTTCGACCGTATCGGCGTGTGGTTGGGGGACGACCAGTTCTCATACGCATTCGGCGGCGCACTGGCCGCATCTGCTTTTGCTCCGGGCACCAAGGATGGTCCCGGATGGATCACCAACCCCAAAGCGACGTCGCGTATTCGCCGGTATTGGACGCGCGGCAAGGGTGCCGCCAAGATTCGCTGGGGTGTGCCCGGCGATTTCAACCGCTGCCGCCGGCAGCTCGCAAAGTACATCCAGAATCCCGACTGGCTGGCAGGAACGTGTGCGAACATGCACAAGGAAGCACTAGGCTTTTGGCCCGGAGAGCACCATGCCCTTGAAGGAGGGACGACGATGAGCGACCAGGGAATCAACTTCGTGGAGTCTGAGGACTCGATCACCGCATCTGCTGCTGGTGAGCGGCCGGCCGAGTGGTTCCAGGACCCCGGCCTTGAAGCGCCGACTGCGGTGACCATCACCGATGACGGGCGCATCTTCGGCCACATTGCCACGTGGAACACATGCCACACCGGCATTGCGGATAAGTGTGTGATGGCGCCCAAGTCGATCACCAACTATGCGTACTTCCGTACCGGTGCGGTCAAGACGGACCAGGGGGAAATCCCTGTTGGGCAAATCACCATGGGTATCGGTCACGCGGCGATGAACGCCGGCGCCCGCCCTGCTGCAGCCCACTATGACAACACCGAGGCTGTGGTTGCTGATGTGGCCTCCGGTGAAGACGAATACGGTATTTGGTTCGCCGGCGCCATTCGCCCCGGTGTCAGTGAGGAGCGGATCGAGGCGCTGCGTGCGTCGTCGCTTTCGGGCGACTGGAGGAACGTGGGCGGAAATATGGAGCTCATCGCCGCGCTTGCCGTGAACACTCCGGGCTTCCCGATTCCCCGCCTTGGCCTTGCTGCCTCTGGCGAGAACATGAGCGCGCTTGTGGCGTGCGGTGTGGTGGAGCGGAGCGAAACGGAAGACATCATTCTGCCTGCAGACTTCGCAAAGAAGGTCGCAGCCGAAATCATCAGCCAGCAGGATGAGGCGCACCGGAAGGCGGCGGCAAGGGATCGCATCACTGCTGCGCGTAAGAGCGCTGCCATTGAACAGTTGACGAACTGAGAAAGGGGTTTGCCATGAAGGATTGCAACTGCGGCAAGGGCAAGAAGAAGTGAGGCTTGCACGCTTTCACTCAAGTGCTATGCTCTGAATAAGGAACGCACCCGTCGGTCGTAGACCGCGTGCCTAACTGGCCTAGCCAGACAGACACCGATACATTTACTGACCGTACAAGGAGTGCGAAATGCCTTTCAAGATTCCCGAGGACATCGACAGCCTTTCGCTGGATGAGCTCAACAAGGTGCTGGCCGAGGCACGTGCCCACGGCCGCGAACTGTCCGAAGCCGACGACTCCACTGTGGAACAGCTGGAGGAGATCGCGAACTTCATCGACAGCGCCAATGAGGCTGTCGAAACCAAGCAGGCTGAGGCTGAGAAGCGTGAGGCTGCGAAGGCGAAGTTCCAGGACCCCGAGCCGGAGCCCGAGGAGGAGCCTGCTGCGGAGACGGAGGAGCCCGCTGAGGAGTCCGCCGAAGAGCCCGCTGAGGAGCAGGCCGAGGAGCCGGCCGCTGAGGTGAAGGAGCCGGTGACCGCTTCTGCCAAGAAGAAGGGGGTCGCCGCATCGCTCGCCTCCAAGTCGACCCAGGCCGCACGGCCGGTAAAGGGCACGGCGTCCATCACTGCATCTGCCGACATTCCCGGAATCCCGACCGGCGGAAAGCTGGACGACCTGGACTCAGTGGGTGCGGCAATGCTGAAGAAGATGCAGGCCATGCCGTCGCATGGTCGCGGTCAGCGTTCCCGTGCGTCTGTGGCGAACATTGAGCTCGGTCGTACCGACGAGTTCAGCCAGGACAACCCGGAGTACCGTGGCGATGACATGAAGCTGCTGCACGAGGTGACTCGTGAGTCGCGTCTGTCCGGCGGTTCGCTGACTGCTGCCGGTTCGTGGTGTGCCCCGTCGGAGAACATGTATGGCATGTGCTCCATCGAGTCCACTGACGGCATCCTGGACCTGCCGAGCATCAACGTGACCCGTGGTGGAATCCGCTTCACTAAGGGCCCGTCGTTCCAGGACTTCTACACCCACGCCGACCTTGGCTGGCGTCTCACTGACGCCCAGGTGACGGCCGACACGGAGAAGCCGCTGATCGACATTGAGTGCCCGGACTTCAGTGAGAAGCTGCTGGACGCTGTGGGTCTTGGTGTGCGAGTCCCGCTGTTGACTCAGGCGTCGTACCCGGAGTTGGTGCGTCGTTGGATGGAGGGTGTGCTGATCGCCCACCAGCACAAGGTCGCTCGCGGCCTGTACAACGACATCCAGGCCGGCTCTGCGGTGCGCAACGTGGAGGGTGCAGTCACCACCTACGACGCCCTTGGTGTCCTGGAGGTGGTTGCCGCCTACGAGCGTCAGCAGTGGCGCATGAAGTTCGGCGAGACGATGGAGATTCTGGCGCCGGAGTGGTTCAAGACTGCAGTTCGCCTTGACCTGTCCCGCCGTAACGGTGTCGAGCTCCACAACGTCACCGACCAGGAGATCAACGCGTACTTCACTTCCCGCAACATGCGAGTGCAGTGGCTGTACAACGTCGGCCAGGACATCATCAACGCATCGGGCAACATTTCGCTGCCGGAGACCGCGACGATCACCATGTACCCGGCGGGCACATGGGTCAAGGGCCAGAAGGACGTGATCTCTCTGGACGCGGTGTACGACACCGAGAGCCTGAAGGTCAACACCTACACGGGCATGTTCATCGAGGAGGGCGTGTTCGTGGCGAACACCTGCTTCGACTCGGTGAAGATCAACGTTCCGGTTGCTGCCACTGGTCAGACCGGCGCTGCCGACCTGACCGAAGCGCTCGCCCAGTCCTCTTCGCTGTAATCGACACCTCCCGGTAGTGGGACCACCGCTACCGGGGGGTTACAGGAAGGAGGTGGTCTGATGGTTCAGCCCTACTACACGGTTGAAGCCCCGGACGCGGCGATGGCGCGTGGAGGTTTGCTCAACGCCGTCACGCCGGATGAGTCTGCAGGGGACAGGGTTGGCGCCGGCGTGCAGCACATGTCCTCCGTGGCTTGTGGGACCGCCTCGCCCGCACCTGGCGTGTGCAATGATGCGCTGGAGCTCGAAGAGAACGAGTCGGGCCTTCAGAAAGAGTTTGACGGCATCGACTGGGAAAACGCTCTGCCGTTCGGCATCTACAAGGGCATCGTGTGCGACATGTCTCAGGACTACACGCAGCTCGCCACCGAGGGGTTGCTGCGCGGCGAGGGTGTCGCGGTTGAGGAAGCGTTCCAGTCGCTGATTCTGAACAAGGCCGGCACCGAGGTTCTGGGGGGTGGAGCGAAATCTGTTGTGGAGGCTGTGGCTTTGCTGGAGCAGCACGCAGCAGAAGTTTACGGTGCTCTGCCGATGCTCCACGCTTCGCGCTACGGGGCGACGCATCTTGGTGCTGAGGATGTGGTGAAGGCTGACTCGAATTGGATGCTGCACACCATTCAGGGAACCCCCACTGTCAACGGTGGTGGGTACACGGAAACGGGGCCAGGCGCCGTTGGTGCCACTGCGGGCCAGTTCTGGTTGTACGCCACCGGCGCTGTCCACATTTGGCGCAGCGGCGTGATCGCCTCTGAGTCCACTGACACTGCAAAGGGCGGGAACTACGCTCTCGCCGAACGACTCTACGCCGTGACACGGGAGTGCTTCACTGCTGCCGTGCTTGTCGACACCACTGCATAAGGAAGAAGGGTAGAACAATGACCTCCTGCACCACTTACATTCGCGGTCGCCGACTCCGCGCGACCAAGCTGGACAATTGCGGTCGCCCCATTGAGGGCGACACATCGGTGGTGACCAGTCGCGGTATGGCTTCGGTCGGTATTGCCACCAATCTTCAGGAAGGCACTGAGATCACTGTGCCGAACGCCAACGGGGAAACCTTGGCGCGTGTTCCTGGGAAGCCGCAGATGCTGGGCCACACGCTGACCATCACGCTGAACCAGGTCGACCCGGAGCTGTTCACCCTCCTGACCGGCCAGGAGCTGGCCTTGGACCACGACGGCAAGGCTGTCGGCTTCACCACGGATGACACCATTTCCGTGGAGGATGTGTCGTTCGCTTTCGAGCTGTGGATGGGCGCCCCCGCCGGCGATGACTGCGATGAGGAGGGTTCCGAGGGGGCTTTCGGCTACGTGCTCTTGCCGTTTGTGCAGGGCGGTGTTCTGGGTGACCTGACCGTCGAAGACGGAGCGGTCAGCTTCACAATCAACAGCGCCTCCACGAAGACTGGCAACCGCTGGGGCGTCGGACACTATGCGGTGGTGCGTGATGGTGCCGGCGACCCGGCGTTGCTGCCGAACCCGCTGAAGAAGACGCAGCACATGCTGATCCGTTCCACGTCTGTGGCTCCGCCCATGTACCACTGTGGTGCCCGCCCGTTCCTTCCGGCCGGTGATGAGGCAATCACCGATTTCACTGCAACTGACGTTGCGCTTGAGGTGACGTTCTCGCCCACGCCGACTGGCACTGACCCATTCTGGGTGGACTTCGGCGATGGCACTTGGGACTACTCGTCCACGGGTGCTGACCTGGTGCACACCTATGAGGAGGCGGGCACCTTTACGGCGACCATGTACCGGGGCATTGCGAAGGTGGATAAGGAAGTCACCGTCACCGAGTCGTAAACTAGTGGGGTTCCCACTGAAGGAGGTTCGCGATGGTTGACGGTACCTGTTTCCCGGTCACATGGGCTGACGCGGAGTACGCCGGCAACCTTGACTCTGGTGTGAAGGCCAGGGTTGAGGACATGGCCGGGCGTGCTTTGCGGATGCTGACCGCCTACCAGGTTGGGGGCTGCCCAATCACTGTGCGGCCGTGTGCGCCCCAGTGCGCACCTGCCACATACCTGACGGCCCCAGTGTCGGGTGTGCTGCCGTGGGTGCCGTACGTGTCGAATGGGAAGTGGTTCAACGCGTGCGGCCACCGGCGGTGTGAGTGCAAGACGGTGAACGAGCTGCGGCTTCCGGGCCCTGTCTCCGAGGTGATCTCGGTGATGGAGTCCGGGGTGGCGCTGTCTGAGGACCTGTACCGGGTTGATAACGGCAACATGCTGGTGAGGACTGACGGCAAAGCATGGCCGGTGTGTCAGGACATGAACCTCAATGACGACGATGACGGGGCGCTGGCTGTCACGTATGTCCGTGGCGTGTCACCGGGGGCTGACGGTGCGTTCATTGCGGGAATCCTCGCCAAAGAGTTCGCCCTGGGTTTGCAAGACGCCCAAGAATGCCGGCTGCCGCCTTCTGTGACGTCGGTGGTGCGTCAGGGGATTACGATGGAGCTCACGCAGGGGCAGTTCCCTGGTGGTGTGACAGGGGTGCCAGAGGTTGATGCATGGGTGCAGTATTGGAACCCGTACAAGGTGAAGGCGCCGGCAGGTGTGTACAGCCCTGATGTGACGAGCCCGCGTGCGACGACGTGGAGGGCGACCAGTGGCTCCTAGCGGTTACACGGCGGAGGCGTCGATCTGGCCCATTGTGGAACGCTTGAAGGCGTGCTTCGAGAAGGAGCTGACAGCCCGCGAGCTGATGGTGAAATGCAACGTCTCTATCAAGCCGGGGGCGTTGCCGGATTTCTCTGCGGTCGACGCCGCATGGATTCGTGTCGCCAGCGTGTTTCAGACCTCCTCGTTCCCGAACCAGACGCCAGTCGGGAGGGGTGTTGCCACAACGGAGGCGGCGCTGCTGGAATTGACGGTGCTGCGGTGCATCGAAACCCCACGCGGCGGCGTGCTGTCGGCCGAGAAAGAGACTGAAGCGTCCCGGCTGGCGTTGGCAGACAAGCAAGCAATGCTGGCTGCCATTAAGTGCTGCAAGATCAGCGAGCGCTCGCTTGGCGCATGGGTGCCGTTTGGGCCCGGCGGTGGAGTTTATGGCGGTGTGCAGGAAGTCACTGTGGGGATTGGTGAGTGATGCTGGTCACACAGGTGTCAATGGTGGTGGTGCCGAACCTTCCGGTGATGGCCGCGATGACGCAAACCCCGAACGGTTTGGTGCGTCGTTGGCAGCGAATGTTCATGCGTGAGTTGGAGGCCACGGCAGTTCAGGAAACCCACACCAGTACAAGCGGCAGCGGTCATCTTGCGAGCAGCTTCTCTTTTGACTTTGCCGAGGCAGGACCCACGTCTTCCAGCTACCGGCTGCGCAACAGTGCCCACTATGCGCCGTACGTGTTTGAGGGAACTGAGGGGCCGATCACGTCGCGCAGCGGGAAAGCGATGCCGGTTGGGAAAACGCAACTCGGGGTGCCGGCTGGGGTGAACGTTGTGAATCCGCGAGGAAAGGGTGTGGTGTTCCGTAAGGCGGTGGCTGGTCAGCGGGCAAACAACATCCCAATGACCGCTGTTGACAAGGTGCTCACCCGTAGAGGGATGCTGAGAGGGTAGGCTGTGGTTGGGGGAAACCTCACCTACAACCCGATAGGAGACAAACATGGCGAAGAGAATGTTCGGTGACGCGACCAGGGCTGCGAAGCCGCGCGAAAGTAGCGAAGCCCCAGTCCCGGTCGACGTGCAAGGGAACCTCAATGGCGAGATCGTTGAGCGTGAAATCTCGATGCACGAACCGTCAGATAACCAAGCGTCAATCCTGGCGATCATCGCCGCGAAGGGCAAGCGTGCCAACGGTAGCGACGCGGCCAAGTTCATCGACTTGGTGATGCGTCTCACGACTCCAGAAGACCGGGACTTCCTGGAAGATTTGCTGATGGAAGACGGCTCTGGTTTCGAGCTGACCGACCTGATGCAGATGTTTGAGTACGCGGCGGAGGAGTGGTCCTCCCGCCCTACTGGGAGGTCGAACGACTCGTCCAAATCGCCGAACAAGGCTGGGAAGTCTTCGACGGGCGCCTCGCAGCGCAGGGCATCGACCCGCTCGACCTCAACCTCCGCCGGTTCTGCAACCTCATCTACACGACAGCGCTCGAAGCG